AAAAGGTTTAACGCTTTTACTTGTGGATATAGTACAAACTCTGTTATATAAGCAGACCTTTTGCCTGGCCATAAGTGAAATATTCCTGATCTTATTTTAGCCTCTATATCGTCTATTGTATAGGAATCTTGATACTTTACTGCTTTTTCAATAAAAGGCTTACATCTGTCCCATTCTTGTTCCCAAGGCTGTTTTTCTTGTGTTTTAAGTTCTACTACCTTATTAGTCGCCTTTTGCATACTCAATCAAACTTGCTGTGACATACAATTTGTTTGCGTCAGCAGCGGTTACTTTTAATATTTCGCCTGCTTTTACTACTAAACTTTTTGACAAAAGTTCTGCGGTGGTATCAGCTGCGATAACGTGTTCGTTGTACAAACTAAATACAGCACTTGATGTATCAGTCAAAGTTAAAATTATATTGGTTTGACCAGATGTATTATTGTTGACCAAGATAGACTCAACAATAGTAAAATCAAATGCAGTACCAGTAGGCGATGTATAAAGTGTGGTTGCATTGGTTGTTGTAAGATATACCTTGGCATTATCAGCTTTTTGTAAATATTGTCGTTGTGAGGATAAATCCATTATCTTTTGCCTCTGTTACGCAAGTTTAGTCTTATGTTACCTACTTGAAAGTCTTGCGTTGTACCGCCTGTTACTGTCATCTGCACTTGTCTTGCAGTAAATCTAGCGTCTGTATAACCATCATTTTCAAATGTAAAACTACCGAAATCTGTTTCTGATCCAAGTGGCGTAAACTTACCTTTAAAACTAATTGTTACCCCAGGCAAAGTATTTGCTTCTTCGTCTGGTATGATTTGATTGCATTGAACATAGTTATCGCCGTTGCCTAGTTCTATTGGACCAGTCTTACAAAATGGAACACTTGTTCCTAAATTTGGAGACTCGTTTAATGTTGTAGACTCATGCTCATAAATAAAACCATTAGAATCACCAGCAATAGGAAAATCAAAAACACCTTGATCTATCCAACATCCTCTGTCTAATGTTCCTATGGCCCATGTATTTTCTCTGTAATTCCATATAACATATTTGTTTGGTCTATATATGCTGTCACCGACAGGAAAACCCCACCATAATTCGTTAAAATTTGAATTATGTCCACCCCAACTTGATTTTCTTCCTGCGACATTTAGGTTATCATATACAAAATCATGCACGTCACATTGTATTTCTCTTACTGCTCCATCATAAATAAAAAATGAGTTTTCGCCCATCCAAGTTAAAAAATTGCCTGTTTCTACAACTGATCTTCTACTAACTGCTTTACAGTTTGTACCTGCTGCTGCAACACCATAAACAAAAGGAGATCCTGTGTAATACATTCTATTTATACCTGTATCACTAAAAATAATTACATCGTTTTGATGTTTTACACCAAGCAAAGCTCTGCCGCCTGTGGGTATTTGTAAATCACCAGCTGTATTTGTAGGACTAGATGTCCAAGTATTGCGATCTTCTCTGTCTGACCAAGCTATTTTTCTTGGATCGTTGCTTGAACCTATGGCTACTAAATGCCTTTCATTAGTAACTACGATAGCTTGACAGCCAGTAGGGGCATTTGTCACAACTGTTCCTATTGTATCTGCTGTGCCTCCTGTGTTTGGCCTCCACTTATAAATTTTACCATCGCCAGAAAAACAAAATATTAAATCTTCACCCCAGTTATCAAAAGAAAAGTGTCCAAATGCTAGCGGCAATCCTGATTGTGAACGAGCATCGCCATAATCTTCAACACCCCACTGATAAGCCCCAAAACCAAGAGAATCATTTGCAGTATCATTTACAAAACTAGATGGAGTTATGTCAATTAAATTGTCTTTGTATAGTACATATACTTTTTGTCTTGTTCCTATTGCTAAAATTGGCTGTCCTAGATTGTCTGCATGAGCATACATACCAATAGGCTCGCCATCTAAAGCTGAGGCTACGAGTTTTGACCAACCACCTATAGGTTTTAGAAAACCATTTTCAAAACGTATTAGATCCCCGTCAACCCAACGGCCTTTGTTAGCATAATCAGTACCATTTTTAACTATGCCAGCTGGAGGGGTTACAGGCAAAAGGGCCATTTTAACTATTTGCTGTTATATATGATTTGCCAGTTGTAACAGCTGTATTGCAAGTATCTTTTTTGCTATTAGTAGAATCAACAATATTTGGTGTTTCATCATCACTATCTTCTGGTTTATAAAGCAAGATAGTTTCTAAATGATCTACATTTCTTTGGACTAATTCATTAATTTCAGTTTGTGTGCAAGTTCCTGCTACGGCGTTGCCATCTTCATCAATTTTACCGCCTGCGTGTATTGATTTATTGCCATTAGTGTTAATGTCGTCAATAACTGTAACGCTATCAAGTCCTACTGTTAAACATTGATTTATTGTTTGTGCCATATTATTCTCCTTTTAACTTTCTAAAGTTGCTACTCTAGCTTCTAGTTCTTGTATTGCTTTTACTAATATTGGTACAAGTTTTTCATATTTCATACCATATTGTTTACCATCTTCTGATAAAGATATAGTTAAATTGCTATTATTGTCTTTATCATAACCTGCTGCTTTTTCTAAAACTTCTACTTCTTGTGCTTTAAAACCTATATCTAACCAATTTTCTTTGTGTGTTCCGTCTGGTGTTTGTGCGTTTAAATCATAATCATCTGCATATTTATCACCATACTTAGAACGCTTATCCCACTTATAAGTATATGGTTTCATTTGTTTTACAAAATCTAAACCAATATCTAGATCACTAAAATCTGTTTTATCTCTTTCATCAGAAGCTACAGTTAGTGAGACTTGACAACTAAAAACGTCTATGTTTTCATCACCTAAACCAATTTTATTATTATGTGTTGTTCTATTACCTCCTGGACTTCCTGTAATACCTGAATCATGTCCTAAAAATATATTATTAGAACCCGTAGTCAAATTAAGACCAGCACTTCTACCTATTGCTGTATTAGAAGAACCTGTAGTAGCTACCTTTAATGTTTGATAACCAACTCCTACGTTTGATTGACCTGAAGTATTACCATTAAGACAATATCTACCTACAGCAGTATTATCAGGACCTGTTGCATTTTTTAAGGCTTCAGTTCCAATAGCAGTACATGAATCAATACCACTAGCATCACCCATAGCTTGATAACCAACTGCTACATTTGCATCATCGCTGTCTGTACTTGCAGAGTGTAAAGCATACCAACCAACTGCTGTATTAAAATTACCAGTACCATTATCTGCCATTGCACCTGAACCAATAGCTGTACATCTATAACCTGTAGTATTTGCTCCCATAGCATCTCTACCAACTGCTGTATTATCTCCAGCTGTCGTATTAGCATCTAAAGCCCCATTTCCAACTGCTACGCAATCACTACCTGTTGTGTTTGCAGCCATAGCATTAAATCCAATAGCTATATTTTCGTTACCTGTAGTACAAGCTGTTAAAGCATTTGAACCTATAGCTACAGTATCATAACCAGTTGTGCTAGTTTCCATCGCTTTATAGCCTATAGCTACTACTCCTGTTGTTGTTAAAGCTGATGCAGCACTATAACCAACAGCTACATTTGTACCTTGCGTAGTTACAGCATCTAATGCCCCAGCACCGATTGCAACACTTTCAGAACCTGTAGTAACTGATGCAAGAGAATTAAATCCTAAAGCAGTATTATTAGTACCTGTGGTGTTTGCACCTAACGAACTTCTTCCAACTGCTGTGTTGTATGAAGCTGTGGTATTTGCTGTTAATGAACCTTGCCCTACAGCAGTATTTTCTGTTCCTGTTGTGTTTACTTTTAAAGATGATTGACCAACAGCAGTATTTTTGTTTGCTGTTGTGTTTGCTTCCAATGCTTTAAATCCTACGGCTGTATTTGCATCTCCAGTTGTGTTAGCTTCTAAACTTTGTAAACCTACGCCTACGTTAGAATGACCCTCTGTGTTTGACAAAAGAGCTGAATGACCTACAGCGACATTATTACTTGCTGTTGTGTTTGCTGCTAAAGCACTACCACCTAAAGCAACATTATCTGCACCTGTTGTATTTGCTAGTAGCGACCCGTTACCTACTGCTGTATTGGTGTCTGCTGTAGTATTGTTTTCTAATGAATTAGCACCTATAGAAACATTACCTGTACCTGTTGTATTTTCTCTAAGAGAATCCTTACCTACGGCAACATTATTTGTGCCTGTCGTATGGTCTTCTAAAGCTAAATATCCTACTGCCGTATTTGAAGAACCTGTAGTTACTTTAGATAATGCACCAGAACCTACGCCTGTGTTGTTATCGCCACTTGTTAAATCATCAAACACCTCAAAACCTAAACCTGTATTATGTGAAGCTGCGTCTAATGTACCTGTACCAGCATCATTACTAATAAGTAAGCTGTTTGCAAAGTTTGTAATGTTATAAGAGATACCTACGCCATTAATCGTGCCACTAAAAGTTGCATTTTGCGCAACTGTAATTTGTTGACTTGAATTTATTGTCATAGCTGGCGTTGTGCCAACTGCTGATCCTAAACCGATAACTAAGCTATCTGAACTATCATCTAGTCCTACATAATAATCTTGTGCGTTGCCGTCAAAAACAAGTTTGGTATCTTCTGCACCAGCATCACCAATAGTAAGGCTTGGATTTGTACCTTTTATAATTACCGCACCGCCAAAATCTACTTGGCCCATGTCAACGGCTGTACCAGAAAGACTAAAAATTCCGTCAACTGAATCTAAGTTGCTATTAAGTTTTGTACCCCAAGTGTCAGTTGATGCCCCTACCTCTGGTTTTGTAAGGTTTAAATTAGTTGTAAATGTATCTGCCATAAAATATCCTCTATGCTGCGTCAGTCCAGGTTGTTGTTGTTACGGACTGATCTGTCCAAGTTGTTGTAGCTGGTGTTTGATCTGTATAAGAGGTAGTTGCTACAATCTCTTCTTCCCATTTTAGACCACCTTCAGCAGAAAAACCACTTGTTTGTGCAAATGTTCCTGAACCTCTATCTATTTGTCTGCCGACAGCAACAACAGATCCTACGGCTGCAATAGTAGATTGACCTATAAAAGTAAATCTGCCTACTGCTGTCATGCTAGAAACTACAGGTCCAATACTTGCGCCAAGATCAATTTGATGTCCTGTAGCTGTCATACTAGATGCAGCTGCTATGACTGATGCACCTAGATCTATTTGTACTCCAGATGCAGTCATAGCTGATGACGCAGCTATAGTTGCTACGCCGTCATGAATAAGTGTGCTGTCTGCGGTAAATCCTGATGATGCTGCTATTGTAGAAGCACCCGTAATAACAAATCTACCTGTTGCTGTAAATCCTGAAGATCCTGCTATAGTTGCAGAACCTAATACTGGAACTTCAACAGTTCCAATCGCTGTTACATTAGATGATGCAGCAGCCGTAGCTTCTGCAAATTGATAAGATGGTGTACCCCAATGACTTCTGCCGTATTTACTAAAGCCGTAGCCTACTGAGGCCATTGTATTAAGCTAGTGTAATATCTAAGTCGCCAGCATCAAATCTAAATACATCACCGCTGCTTACTGTTTTGTTTGCAGTAAGAGCAGCATAAGCAAGTAAATTACCGCTTGATGATGCGTCAAGAATACCAACTGCAACTACTGTTCCATAGTCTGCTGTAGCTGTTGGATATTCAACTGCTGCTGCATTTGTTGCGGTTGTTGGGTTTGTGCCAGAAACATTAAATGTAGCTGTTTGTCTTGCGTATGAGCCACCGCTCACCTCTGTTCCACCACCAGTATCAGTTGGTGCTGAAGTATATAAAGCAACATATAAAGTTGTTGGTGCTGTAAAAGCATTACCACCAAATACGTGTTCTAAAACTTTATCTTCTAAATAATCACTAAATCCAGACATTTATATTCTCCTAATTGTTCTTCATATAATATATGTTTTTACCAGCTTTGCCATAAGTTTTTCTTCTTTGCATAAGAGATCCTTTGCCAAATTCTGCTTTTTCTTGTTGTAACCTTATTTCTTCTAAGGCTTTTTCAAACTGTGTTGTAAATAAAGGTATTCTTTCATCTTCCATTAAAAAGACTGATGCGTGTTTTAAAGCACCATAAAGATATGCGTCTGGATGATTTAATGAAACAAAATTTGTTGTATTGCTATCACTTAAAGAATCTATCTTACTGTAGTAAGTAAGTTGCAGGGTATAACTTGTATCTGGTGTTGGTGCTAATTCTAAACTTTTGTCAACAACTGCATAATAAATTGGTTGACCGCTTGAATTATTATTTGATTTTCTATATACATCTAATGATTCTATTGACTGTTGAAATAATGGTCTAAATTCATTTGATGTTATTTCTATATTTATTGCCTCTAACCAATCAGTTGGTAAAGTAAGATATTGCGAATCAGCCGTTGCTGTCGCTCTTTTGACCATATCTTTTGTTCGTAACCTTCTATTAAGTTCACCCTCAGTTGCATCAATAAAAAAATCTAATTGATCTGTAAGGTCTGATCTATTTAAAAAATTAGCTATGTTTGTTTTTAACTCTGCGTATGTCATATTCTACCTTTCCAAGTTCTAAATGGTCTATTGTCAGGATCATTTAACCATTTTTTCAATGTTTTTTTATCATTGATTGATCCGTCCCTAACCATCTGTTGATATATTACCATAGGAATCTCTGCAACATGACGAAATTCTTTGCCTGGTTTGTATTCAGACAAATTTTTCACATAGTCTAGGGTGGGTTGTATGTTTTGTTTGGTATGACAAATCATCTTATCTTCTTCAGTAGCAAAGATGTTTTC